CGCTGGTCCTCGTCGTCCTCGAGCCACACGTCGAAGCGGTCGTCGCGCCAGGAGCCGCGACCGAACTCGACGTCGGCGGGGTTGAGGTAGCGCATGGCCGTGGGGAGGGCGGAGACTAGGCCGGCGATGACCCAGGTCTGCCAGGCGCCGAGGTCGATGGTGCCCTTCGTGGACCAGTCAGCGACGGCCGCGGACAGGATGACGGCGCCGAAGACGCGCAGCCAGGAGGCCAGGGGGCTGGTGGCGAACCACTCGCGGAAAGTCATTACTTGTTCCCTTCGGTCAGGTGCCAGGAAATGTGGTCATCGAGCCGCTCGCGCAACTCGCGGACGTCGGTGTGCAGGACTTGGGTGCGCTCCTCGATGCGGTCGACGGCGTCGCGGAGGCTGGTGCCGCCGTTGCGGCGCAGCTGGGAGGAGATGTCATCGAGGCGCTTATTGAGTGCCCCGGTCAGGAGGCGGTAGAGGGCGACGAGTCCGCCTGATATTGCGGTAACGGCGACCACGATCGTCGCGGCCCACAGCAGGAAGTCGTCGATCTGCGGCGTGTCCACTCTCTAGCTCCTGGGTAACTGGAAGGGGTGCCCCGTCGCAGCACGGGTGTTTGGCCTTGCACGCTGGGCAGAGCCAGCGGGTCTGTGTGGGCTCAAACTCGTGATCGCAGTAGTCGCAAGTCAAGACGCCTCCCCGGACATGGCAAAGCCCCCGAGGTCATCGGAGGCCTGGCGTCAATTGGCAAGTTATTGCCGCCACGAGTCGGGCGGGGCGTCGTCGCAGGGCCACGGTTTCTGGCAGGCGAGGCAGTAAACCCAGCGGTCGGGCGGTAGTTCTAGGACGAGGCTAGGCCGATGCGTCGAGGGTGAGCTGCTCATCCTCGGGCTCCGTTGCCGCGACGCGATCTAGGCGGGCTTGGATCAGCGGCAGGTAGTCGGCTTCCCGCTCAATGGCGACGACGCGGAAGCCCTCCAGTAAGGCGGCCTCGACGGTGGTGCCGCTGCCCGCAAACGGCTCAAGGATCACACCGTCCGGTGGGGTGACTAGGCGGCAGAGCCAGCGCATGAGGGTGAGGGGCTTGACGGTGGGGTGGGCGGTGCCGTCGACCTTGGGGCGCTCGCGGGCGGGGGCTTTGGCGACGTAGAAGAAGCGGGAGGCGCCACCGCTGTCGTGGTAGAGGGACTGCGCTCGGCGCGGATTGTCTTTGCCGTTGCCAAAGACGCCCCCCATTTTGCCTTTCGCTCCGCCTCCCGACGCAACGTTGCCGCTTTGCTGGTCAAGCTCGGCGGCCTGGTCCTCGTCCAGCACCACGTTCGCAGGCCACCGGCCAGGCGGCACCGGTATCTTGCCATCGGCGTAGGCATCCTTCATGCCTTGCGAAAACTGACCCGCAAAGCCGTTGGCGCCAGCGGCGCCGCTTGACCCCATGCGATTCCATTGCTCCTGGGTCGGCTTGTCGGCGTCATTGGCGTAGGCGATCCGGCAGGCGTCAATGTTGAGCGCCCCAGTGCCGTGCTCTAGGACGTTCGCCGCGACCGTGCCCACCAGAGGCTTCCTGGCGACGACGATTGGTTCGTGGGCGGGCTTTAGTGCCGTCCCCCAACCCGACCATTCACGGGCCGCGTCCGCAACGGGGTCGCTTGTAAGGAGCGGGCCGTCGGCTACGCGCTTGGCCTGGTTGTAATGCTCGCTGCGGCCATCGCCGGAAAGGTTGCCGCCAGGGCCGTTGGGGTATTTATCGGCCCAGCGATCATTGACGCGCATGGTGCGCTCGGCTCCCGCCGCCTTGTCTATCGCCTTGGACACGTCCAGCGACTTAGGAAAGCCGCTGCCGTACATCCAAGCGATGCTGTCGCGGACCTCGAAGCCGGCGTCCTCGATGGCGCAGGCGAGGCGGTGCCAGGTGCGGGTGCCACCGAAGGCGAGGAGGTGCCCGCCAGGCTTGAGGACCCGCAGGCACTCCACGGCCCACAGCTCTGCCCACTTCTGGAAGGCAGCCATCCTGGTCGGCGTTCCGGCTGGCTGCTCATAGGACCAAATGGGGTCCGAGCAGACGCAGGGCGAGCCCGAAAACTCACGCTTGCCGCATGTTTGGCAGCGTCGAAACGTGGGCCGCTGCATGGAGTAGGAGACGCCGTGGCGGCTAGATGGCTTGGACTTGTCGTCTTTGATGTTCTTGCTGGTGTCGGCACGTTCGCCGTGGTACTTGGTCCGCTCTGGGGCGAAGCTGTCCCACTCCTTGCCCATGAACTCCAAGCCATAGGGCGGGTCTGTGACGACGGCGTCCACCGAAGCGTCGGGCAAGGCCCGCAGAACCTCAAGGCAGTCGCCGCTGTAAATGGTGGCGCGGTCGTCGTGGTGCCACGGCTCCATGTGTCTCCCCAAATGGAAACGCCCCCGACGGTGGTCGAGGGCGTGCGCGAGGTTCTATTCGGTTATGGGCGTACTACTCCACGGGCAAGGGTGGCACGGTGGGCTGACAGTCAGTAACTCTTACGTTAGGGACTGGCGTAATCAATCCCTAGGTTCCGAACATGCCGCACGTCGGGCAGCGCCCGTCCGCACGGGTGAAGGGCAGGTCGCAGGCTAGACAGAAACTCACGGCTCGACGGGCCACACGGCCTGTCGCGGGTCCGTGGTGTTGTCGGGGAGGTCGCGCAACGACTGCCTGTACGCCTCCCACGGGGCCAGGTCCCAGGGGGCGTCGGGCACCATGCGGAAGTCGCACGCGGACAGGAGGGCGTTGCGGCGGTTGCGTAGCCGCTCCCACACCCAGTCAGTCGGCACGCCACGGTCAGCGGTGTCCATGTCCGACCAGTAAACCCAGGTCGCTGTGGGGTCGCCAGGGAACGGCTCAGGGGCAGGCACGGGCGGGAACTCCGCAAGCAGCATGGCCTCAACCTGCTCGATGGTGAGGGCAGGAGTCTCGTCAATCTCAGTAGTCATGGTGTCCTCACTCATGCGATCTCGTAGGCCATCGTCAAACGGATGATGTCGGTGTCCGCCCAGGTGAACGGCGCGGACGTGGAGGTCACCGTAGACAACTGGCCTGAGCCGTTGGTGTTGAAGTATTGGAAATTGAAGGTATTGGAGGCGATTCCTCCGTGGCCTGCGTAAATCGCTGAAGCACTTGAATCGACGTATCGCACGACACCTGACGCGGCTGCGGGGAAGCTGCCATTAGCGTTGGCAGGAAGTGAACAGGTGATGCCGCCAGCGCCAAAAGTTGAGGTGTTGCCGAAGACGATGTTGACTCGGATGAACATGACTTTGCCGATTTGGCAGTAGAAGCCGCTGGCTGTGCCGTTGCCGATGGCCCAGCCGGTCCCGCCGAGCGTCGGCGTGTACGTCGTCCACGCACCCAGGCTCCCCGTGCCGGTAATTAGGCCATTAGAGTCAACGCGCAAGCGTTCAGCAAGCGTTCCTGCCGTGGTGCCGCTGGCCCCAGCAGGAGCCGTAGAAATGGACACTGCACCGCCAGCACCCGAACCAGTACCAGGACCGCCGTACAGGTTCAGCGTGCCGCCAGCAATGTCAGTCCCGCTGCCCCCAGTTGCAGCAACGTAGCCTGTTGTCGGTGCCGCTGAAGTCTGTCCATTTCCCACATAGACATAGCCCAAGTGCGTGATGCGTAGCGCCTCAACCAGTAGATCGTTAGCAGTGGCCGCACCAGTACGCACGGCGAACATCAGGCCAGTCTGGTCGGCGTCACTGCTGGTCTGGACCGCGGCAATCATTGCCCCACGACGAGTCCCATTCACACGGGAAAATGTGACACCTGCGCCGAAAGCGTCTTGAGCGTTAGTGCCACCTGATGGCAGCGACAAACGAATGGTGCCGTCGGAGCGAGCCGCGTTCGTGCCATCAGCGAGAGAGACCGGCGTATCTGTGGTGACTGTGAGGGGGAAGGCCGTCCCTCCGGTAGTGCCGCCGACGGTAATATTTCCAGAGGCATTGACCTGGACCCTCTGTGTACCACCCGTGGTGATCGCCACCGTGTCAGCGGCAGGGAAATGCACACCCGTGTTTGTGTCGCCCGTGGTAGTGATTGACGGGGCCGTCGCCGTGCCAGCGGGGAAAGTGGCGACGCCAGTAAATGTAGGGTTACTGATCGCGCCAGCGGCGAAGATCGCCGCCGCAGACCCGCCCGTGGTGATGCCGACCTGGTCGACGGCCGGAAAGTAGATGCCGGTGTTGGGGTCACCCGTCGGCGCGACAGCTGCGGTACCGACTGAGCCGGAACCCGCCGATGCGACCGTGCCCGTCGCCCCCGTAGGGATGCCGAGGTCGAGCACCTGCGACGGGGCGAGGCCCGTGATCGAGGCCGTCGCCGAGCCACCCG